GACACCGACGGATGGCTGAGCGTGACGCTCTGATCGAACGCGACCTGGTAGTAATCGAAGTCCGAGCAGAGCCAGACGAGATCGAGGTTCGACACCGGATCGTTGAATGGTGCCATCACGTCGCCAGACGCGGGCGTGTCCCAGACAACAAGCCGGCCGCTCTCGGTATCCCATGACCAGTAGATGTCCGAGCTCATGACGACACGCTATGCGACACGATCTTGATGCCGTTGGAGAAGTCGATGTAGCTCTGTCCGTCGAGACTATCGATGCGACCGAGGCGAGTTCCCGAGAATTTCACCGTCCCATCGTCCAAGGTCTCGATCGCCGGGATCAGCGTGCCATCCCCGTTGGGGACCAGTACATAGAGCTTGCCGAGCACCGCGAACGACGCCTCGTCACCCTCAGCCGCGACCGAAGCCTTCAGTATCCATGCCGCTTGACTGTAGAGACTGCCGCTCACCGCCTTGACCTTGGCGCTGATCGTCGCCGTCGCGCTGGTGAGGTCTGCCGTGCCCTCCAGCTTGAGATAGCCGTCGGCGATGAAGTTGCCGATGCTGGCGGTCACCTCGTCGATCGCCGTTGCCCGCGCCGCACTTTCGGTCGCAACCGCCTCTTGGGTGGTCAGGATCGCCGCCCGTGCGGTCGCGCTCTGCTGTACCAGCGCCGTGACCTTCTTGCGTGTCGTGTCGCTGACCGTGACCAGCGCCTGCGCCAGATCGCCGACCTGCGCCACGATTTGGTTGAGCTGGTCGATCACCGAGCCCGGAGTCGACGTCGTGATCAGCCCATAGGCGTTCGCCAGTTCGGTCCCGAGTTGCGACACCTGCAGGTCGGACACATCGGCATCCGACACAGCGGGAGTCGTCACCGCCGCCCAATCGGACCAGTTGGTCTCGCGAGCCGAGAACGGATCGTACTTGCCGCGCGCCTCGTAGTCGGTGCTGCCCATGAGCGCGCCGCCGGGCGTCGTGCCCGTGCCGGATGAGAACCGGGTAGCGAACTCGCCGGTCAGCACCAGGCTGCTGTCGGAGGCCAGCCTGACTTCGTAGAGCAGCGCCCGGACATCGGTAACGGTGCCGTCCCAGAACATCTGGATCGCGGCCTTGAATGGCACTCCGCCGGTCCCGGTGATCGTATAGGGAGCGACCGAGAAATCGGCGTCCTGCGGCGCTGCAACGATGGGCGTGAGCGGCGCAAAGCTCAGCGCCTTCTCGTCGGTGCTCGGCGTCCAGTCGTGGTCGGTCGGATCGATCTCCTGCAGGCCGAACGTCACGTTGCCGTTGCTGGCCTCGGTCCAAGCCGTGACCAAGAACAATTTCGACGAATACCCGTTGGCATCCGAAGTCCACGCACCGGTTTGCAGCGGCCGATAGGTGCCGAACACCGGAACCATGGGCAGCACGTGCTTGGCGAAGCGCCGGGCTTCCTCCACCGTCGCCTTGAGGATGCGCTGCGCCTGCGTGCCGGAGAACACCACATTGAGGGTGAGCGCCTGCGCCTGCCGGCGGTCGCGGTCCGCCGTCTCGAGGTCGCTGCGATAGTACGGTGCCGTGTCTTTTGACGCCCACGCCTCGGTCGGCTCGAGATACTGCCCCGTCGCCCCGTTCACCGTGTTGTCGAGGTTCGGGAACGGATCGAGTTGCGTCTGTTCGGTGACGATGGTGTCGGCGTCGGTGAAGGTGAAATCCGCCGAGCCGGGCGCGCCGATGAGGATGGTATAGACGCCCGCCGCTTCGCTGATCCGCGCATTGGAAGCGATCAGGAACTCGTTGATGATATCGGCCGGCTTCTCGCTGAGCAGGACTTCCCGCCCGCCGCGGAACTGCTTTTCGCTCCCGCCCGCATTGAGACTGATCAGGGTGTCGCAGGCATCCATGGCCGCGGCCCAATTGGCATAGGGCAACTGCGTCTGAGCGCACCGGCCGCCCCAGATGATCGCGTTCTGGTACCGGATGCCGACGAGGATGTTGTAGATCATCACCGCGATGTTGTCGGTGAAGGCCCACGTCGATTGATCGTTGAGCCGCTGCGTCCCCGAACCGCCCGCCGTCGTGTCCTTGCGCGGGTCGTAGAGCGGGATGCCCTGCACCTGCATCATGCAGTTCGGGACCGCGTTCCACACGTTGCGGTCGAAGAGCGCGGTCAGCGTGATGTACGGGATGCCGTACCCCACCATTTCCGAGGTCCACGGCCGATCCGGATCGGAGCCGAACGTCGCGCTCAGGAATGTGTCGACCGTCGTCTGGGTGCCGTCGTGGAATTCCCACCAGAAGCAGTCGGTCGAGCCGTCCTTGCGCTCGACAACGGGATAGCCCTGGCTCACATGGCCGCTCAGCGAGAGCGTCATCGCCTGCCCGGCTTCGTAGAGCCCGGTCAACGCCGTGATGGGCAGATCGCCTAGCGAGATCACGCGGACGCGGTAGGCGTTCGGCGTGCCGCCGCTGCTGCCATAGGCGTTGTCGTATTCGAGTTGCCCCGGCAGTCCGAAGGTGCCGATGACGAAGCTCTGCGGATTCGTGCCGCCCGTGGTGACGGTATCGCGCGTGCCCGAGGCGGCCGATGCGCTATTGGGCTTGCTCTTGGGCCCGAACGCCTGCTCGGCGAGGGTCGCGGCAACGCTGAGGACGATGCCGACGACAATCTGGATCAGCCAAATCGGCATCAGCTACGGGCCTCGCCCCAATCGACGGTGTATTGCCCGGTCACGCCGCTGTACTGGCGGAAGCGGTCGCCGCTCCGGAGCTTCGTTGCCTCATCGCTCTTGAGCGCCGGGTTCGTGCGGGTGAGATCGATCGACACCGACGTGATCGCCAGCGTGATCGAACCATCGCCGCCCACCGCCGGGGTATTGATCGGCGCGCCGTCGATTATGCCGTAGAACCGCGGGAACGGCGTGGAGACGATCAAGCCCGTCGACACATCGAACAGTGCCCGGTGCAACTCAGCCTCGGCCAGGCGGATGTTCGCGCCGCGAACCATGTCCTGAACCGACGAATGGATCTGGCTCAGCTTCACGTTGATGGTCTGTGCCACGATCCCGAGCTGATAGGTGATCGGATCGACGCCATCGGCGAGCAGCGAACCGCCGCCGACATAGGCCCGGCTTTCGGTCGATGCCGGATCGGTGGCCTTGACCACCGTCACCGTCACGTTGTCGGCGCCGGTCCAGAAGCCCCAGGTCGCGGCATCGCCGCCGGACGTGCTGCCCCTGATCCACAGCATGTCGCGCAGGATCAGCGCGCCGGTTTGCAGCGCCGTGATGGTGTCGCTGTCGTACTGGCTCATAGCGCCTGCTTCACGTCGAAGCTGAGCCGCTCGGTCAGCGACGTGGTGAGCGTCGGCTTGATCGATCCGGGCGTGACCCGGAACAGCGCCGACGGCTTGATGACGGTCACCGCCTCGCCGCCGGCAATGCTGGCGGGCAACGCGGGGGCCAATCGGACGCTGGCGACATTGCCGCTGCCATCGGCCGTCACCGCCTCCGCGAACTGCCCGAGGTAGTAGTGTGACGTGCTGTAGATGATCTGAACGTATGTGCCGGCGGGGATGACGTATCCCGCCGGGAACCCGGTGAAGGTCGAATGGAAGGCATCCGCGACCGTACCGACGACGGGTGTTGCCGAGCCGAACAGCGAACCATCCGGATCGGAGGACGGATACTTGCCGCCCCGGAAGTTGTAGAGCAGCAGCGTGTTCAACCCGCCCGCCAAGGCGTTTAGAAGGGCATGGGCGGCCTCCGCTGTTGCCAACGGCAAATCCCCCAGCGTGATCGTTCCTGCCCACTGTGGGGGTGCCCTGTCGGCGTAGAGCACCTGTCCGCTGCCGGCGCCGGAACTCTCCTGCTGCCAGCCGAGCACCAGCGAGCAATCGACCACCTTGTACTGGTCGGCGAAGGTATCGAGGCTGAGCGGGAAGCTAATCGTCATCCGCGCGCACCCACCTGATAGCCGCGCCGGTACGGATTGGCGTTGTGCTGGTTGATCAAGGCGGGCAACTGCTGCCGGCCCCAATCGCTCATGGCCTTGGCGATCTTGGACTCGACGCCGATCTCACCGCCCTTAGCGTCGATGCTGACGTTGATCACAAATCCATTGCCGTTCGCCGCGCCATTGTTCGCAGCGGCGCCAAGCAGCGATGCCGTCTTGCTGGCGCTCGATACTCCGGCGCCGGCCGGCAGGTTCACGAGCTCGGGGCCGTTCTCACCGACAAGCGCGAGACCGCCGGGCGCAGACGCGGTGCCGGAAGCGAAGTGCGGGAGCACGCTGCCGATGATGCCGAGGCCAGCCGTCTGCACCGGCGAGCCGACAGTGAACAGGCTCCCGAACAACTGCTGGAAGATCGAGTTCGCGCCGAGCTGGATCAGGTGATCGGAAATCGAGCCGAGAGCCTTGATCGCGCTGTCGGCGAGCGACTGCCAGACAGTCTCTCCGTTGCGGATGTTGTCGAAAAACCTGGTGAAGAAGCCGCTGAACGTGCCCTGGTAGAATTGCATCTCCTGCGCCGCGGCTTTCTCAGCGGCGCCAAGCTGCCCGAAGTTGTCCTTGAGTTCCTTGGTGGCCTTGGCCGCCTTGGTCTGCGCATCGGTGAGGGCGAGCGCCTGCGACTTGGCCGAAATCTGCCCGAACAGACTGCCGGCGACATCCGGCCCGCCTTGCAGTCCGACCAGTTGCGCGGCACCGGCGTAGGGGTTGGCGACTTGGCCAAGGCTGATGTTGCCGGCGCTGCCAAGCGCCATTGCGCCGCCTGTGAACGCGCCGCCCATTGGGCCGAGAGCTGCGCCCGTCTCCGCAAGGAACGCGACGACTTGCGCACGGCTCTTGTTGAGGAAGTCCTCGGTTGCCTTGAGCGCGCCGTTGACCGCCTGCACCGATAGATCGGTCAGCGCCGCCGGGATCAGCGACCAGATTTGGGTGATGTGGTTCGCCCCGAACGAGAAGGTATTGATGATGCCGTTGACCGCTATCTTGAAGGCGGGCGTGAGCCAGTCGACGAATTGCTGGAACCAGCCGGCCGTCTGACCGACCGCCGGCTTGAAATAATGCAACAGATCGTCGGCCATCACGCTGATGGTGGCCTTGAACACCTCGCCTAGGTTGACCTGCGTCCTGGCAGTTTCGTTGATCTTGGTCGTCAGGCCGGCAAAGATCGCCGCCACGCCGCCCGCCGCAATGCCGACCGTCGCGAGAGCCGGCGCCAGCGCTCGGAACGTGCCGAGCACGCCCCCGTTGCCCATCTGGAACAACGTCGCGATGCGACCGCTTTCCATCGTGAAGATGCGCAGCGGATTGACGCCCTGGGCAAACATCGTTGCCAGTTCGCGGCCGACGTGCTGCAGTTCGAGCATCTGCACGCGGTTGAGCGCCAGCGATGCCGTGGCGTGCTCGGCCGACTTGGCGAAGTTCTCGACCTTCACCGCGGCATCCGCCATCGGCTTGGTGACGTTGCTGTCGATGGTCGAACCAGCGCCGGAGAGTTTGGCAACCACACCGCCGACGGCGTTCATCAGGCCGCTACCGCCGCCCTTGGACAGCGCAGCGTTGATCCTCGCATCTGACGCGCGCGTCAGCGCCTCGGCGCGGGAAAGGTCGGCCTGCAACTGCTCAAGAGGAGCGCCGATCTGAACGACGAGTTCGCCGGCAACGTTGCTGCTGTTGGCGTCGGCCATCAGGTTGCCCTTCGTTTGGAGAGCCCGCGCATCGCGTCGGGCGTGAATGCCGGCAGATCGGCCGGATCGTCATCGGCAGAACCGAAGATGGCCTTCAGCATCTCGACCTTGCCCCGGTAGCCGACGAGAATAGCGTTCACGTCCGCCGAAAGTGCCTGTTCCTCGCCCCAGCCGAGCCAGCCCAGGGCGTACTCGGCCAGCTTGTCGTAGTACTCGACGATCGAGACTAGGCCGCCGGAGGGTTTTCGGTGTCGGACGACTCCTCGTCGGCCGGAGGTTTGCCGCCATTGGCGAGGATCACGAGGTAGCGCACCACCGGTTCGACCAGCGAGGCGATGCCTTGTGCCCATGCCTTTTCGGCAATGTCGGCCATGGCCTTCGCGTCCATCTTGTTCGAGCCGACGCAGATCGTGGAAACGATGGTGTCGAGATCGAGCTTGCCGACCCTGCCGATCGCCTCCGTGAGCCCGCCGGCTTGGCGCGAGAGTTGCTGTGCTGCGCGGAGCGACGGCTTGAGCGTGATCGTCTCGTCGCCCAAGGTGATGTCGACGTTGCCGATGCCGAGGCTCAAAGCGTTACCCCCGGCTCGGTGATCTTGAGCGCCAGCACCGTGGTGGACTTGGCGAGCCCCAGCAGCGCGACATTATCGCCCGTGGTCAGGTCGGCCTCCGGCATGATTCCGCCGGGGGTTGCACTGAGATAGTAGCGACTGCCCGCCGTCAGCGTGCCGCCAACCGTGATGTCGCCCGACGTCTGGACGTCAATCGGTTGGTTCGCCGCTGCATTGTTGAGCGCGATGCCGCCCGGATGCGTGGTGCCGGTGCCGTTGGCATCAGCCAGCTTCCACTTGCCGGTTGCGGAGTCGAGATAGACGACCTGGCCTGCGGTGATGGCCACGCCGGCCACGCCGTGCACGACGACGGCATTGCCGCCCTGAACGACGTTGGCGGCAGTGATGACGATATCGGTCATTGGTCAGCCCTCCTTAGGCCAGGACGAGGTACTCGCCGTAGTTGTTGCCGACCCGGAACTTGCGCTTCATCACGTTGTTCGGGCCGGTGCCGTTGACGCGCGAGAAGTCCATGACGGGGCCGCGGATGTACCCGACGTCCCCGTTTGCCCAGGCGATCTTGAAATTGTATTCGGACTGCACCCCGGCGGCCGACGCGGCTTTGACGGCCTGCTGGCCGGCATCGGTCGAGACCTCGGCACAGGTGATCTCGAGGAAGCCGCCATCGGTCGAGCCCTTGAGATGCTCGGCGCGACTGTCGCCGAGCCCGGTAAAGGACACGTCGGCCGCGGTGTCGCCGAAGTCGCTGAGCACCTCGGTCTTGGCGATTGCGGTATAGGTATCGGCCGCGAACGCGGTCTTGGCCGAGCTGTCGGACGTGAAGTCGATGGCGGCCGTGGTGCCGATCGATACGACGGTCCCGGCGAGGCTGAAAAGGCCCATGGGAATCTCCTGTGTTGGGCGGTGACCGGCGGCGCCGGATTAGGAAAGGCGGATCGTCAGCGTGACAAGGCGATGCACCGACGCATCATCATCGGTCGGCCCGACGATTGGTCCGGTGGCGACGATATCGAGCACCGACCAGCCATCGACCGAGATGCTGCCCGGCTGCCGGTGGAACAAATCCCGCACCTTGAGCGCGATGCTGTCGCAGACGCGGGTCTGGTTCACGTTGCCGGTCGATGTGTTCTGCCCGAAGATCGAGATATCGCGCACGATCTCGAGCACGGGATCGGCGATCAGGTCTTGATCGGAGCGGGTCACATCGCCCGCGGTGACGATCATCGGATAGGCGGCATCGGCCGGCACGGGCCGGTTGGTGAAGATGCCGGCGCTGCCCTGCCATTGGCCGAGCAGATCGGTGATGCCGCTGTTACCCGTCAGAGCCGCGTAGAGCGGCGCGGACAGGTCGGGGGATGATCTGTCGCCGAAAGGCACGAATGCGTCTCCACGGTCAAATTTGGCGGCCTAACGAAGGGCCTTCGTCACTTCCTCGGCAATGTCCTGCCGCACCGCATCGCGCTTGTTGACCAAGGCCGGCCGAGCATACGGGCGCGGCTCCATGCGGCTGGTGCCGTATTCGAGATAGGCGCTGTGGTCGCTGCCGAAGTTCACGTTGCCGGTCAGGCTGGTCTCATCCACCGATGTGGTGACAGAGGCGACCAGTTGTCCCGTGTCGCTGGCCGGGGCTTCGCCCGGTGCCGATGCCTGGTGCGCCACGCCGCCGCGGCGGTAGATGCGGCCGCTCTTGGGTGTGTTGAGGATCAGGCTCACGGCCTCGTTAGCCACGTCCTCGACGCCGCGGTGAAGGCCCTGCACGGTCGCGGCCCGTACCGCATCCATGACGCGGGAGCCGTTCCAGATCACGCTCATGACGCCGGGGCCTTGAATGCCTGGCAATCATAGGTGGCGCTCGCCGGATCGCGAGCGATGTTCCTGATCTGGTACGTCACGCCGCCCAACGTCACCTTGTCGGCGATCGCCGGCACGGCTGCGCAGAGGCCAGCGATTAGGATCACGCGAACGTCCGTTGCCGGTATCCCTGCGGCCGCGATCATGATGGCGCTGTAGGTATCGAGAAAGCCTTGCACCGCGTAGCTGGCCGTGGTGTATGTGGCATCCCCGTTCGCATCGCGGCCCGTGACCGTCGTCTTTTGCAGCGTGCCGGTCAGCAGCAGGCCATCGAAGCCGCCCGCGATCGCGTCGGCAATGTCGCCATCGAACAGGCCCATGTCACGCCCCCTTGCGGATCAGGTAGCGCTTGGAGCAGCGGCAATTCACCCGGTCAGCAGCCGGAGCGGCGGGATCGCCCGGGTATCGAAGATGATTGCCGAGCCCCGACACGAAGGTCTGCCCGAACGGGACGACCTGCCCATCCATCGCGGCATGGCTGTCGCGCTCGCGGCCGTCCAGAATTGTGCGCCATTGCGTGTCGACCAGATTGCCGCTCACCGCCCCGCTCGCCACCACCTGGCGCATGTGTTCGTCTCGCCCGGCATTGAGCGCGGTCAGCGCCTCGGTGCGACCGATCATCTCGCCGCGCCAGCGCAACGCGCGGTTGCGGAACGCCCTGACCATCGGGTCGATCTGTTCCGAGGTCAGCGGGTTGTCGGCATCGAGCGCGGCGCGGATAGAGCGGTCGAACCGTCGATCCCTCAGATTGTACGTCAGCGAGGCCTTGTCGTTGGCCCGCAGCGCCGCCTCGAAATTGGCGGCCCACTGCTCTTGGCTGGCCGTTAAGCCGATCAATCCACCCTCGCGCTGCCCGGTGACGGCACTGACGCGCCCGACGAGATCGAGGGCGATCTGCCGCGCACCCATCCCCTGCCCCACGTCGCGCGAGATCACATCGCGCAGCATGGTCACCTGGTCGTCGACGATGCCGCGCACCAGCGCAGCGCCGTGCTGTTTCAGCCACGCCTCGGCAACCTGGTTGCGCGCATCAAACGAGATCGAGATCGGGAAGCCTTCTGCATCCCGGATCACCGGCAGTTCGCGGTTTGCTCCACCACCACCGGCTGCAAACGCCCCATCGATCTGGTCGAGCAGGCCGTTGAACGCCGAACCCTCGACGCCGATCGCGCGGATCACGCCATCGGTATCGTGCCGCTCCAGCTTGGCGATCAGCTGCCGCAGCGTGACCCGCGACCGGATCGCGGCAATGGCCGCAAGGAACGCATCCCGGATCAGTTCCGAGAACTGCTCGAGTTGGTCGGCAAAGCTCTGTGGCTGAGACGGACGGTAGAGCATCAGGCCCACGCCCAATGCGGGTTCGGCGCCATCGGCTGCGAGCCGTTGAGGATCGGCGCCAAGGTGTTGCCGATCAGGCCATAGGTCTTTTGCGCCGGGGCACCATCGGCGTACTCGATATCGACCGAGCCGGCCTTGAGCGTCTTGATCATGCCGCCGCGAGCGAGATCCTGCGCCAGGGCCTTGCTGAGCGCGCGCACCGCGAGCTCGGCCACGGCCACGCGAAGGCATTCCGGCATGTCCGGCAGCGGGTACGCCGGCTTGCCCAGCACCTTGGCATCGTCCATCGCATCGGAGCGGGGCCACATGAGCCCCTGCACCCAGCCACGGCGAACGCCGCGATAGTACGGACCCCAGGTCGCATCGATGTAGGCGGAAGCCTCGCGGGCTGCGCCTTCCTTGTTCGAGGTCGTTGCCGCTGCCCACGTCGCGGCAAAGGCATTCTGCGCCCGTGCGGTCCAATAGGCGTCGATGTACGCCGTGCTGGCGTAGCTCTCGGCGCCGGCCACACCATCGCCGGTCTCAACGATCAGGCTCACGGCGTCACGCTCCTGCGAACGATCACCCTGCCCTCGATGACCCGCGTCACCTTGCCGGCGGCATCGGTCAAAGCGAGATCATAGACCAGGTGCGACTCCGGCTTGATCACGGCATCGGTCCGGCCGGTCTCGATCAGCGCCCAAAGATCGAAGTCCCAGAGCAATTGCTTGGTCTGCTGCGCCGTCATGGTGAGCGTCACGGTTCCGTCCGACGTGCCAAGGGTGATGGTCCCGCCATTGGCATCGGCGCCGCTCGACAGGTACGAACGTGGCACCGCCGTCTGTCCGGGCTGGCGCTTGATCGACATGGCGGCCGTGTAGCCGGTCAGGTCGACCACCGCACCCGTGCCGTCCTTGTGCACGTAGGTGAACGACCAGTCGGCGTACTGCGGGACGATGAGGTCTTGCCTAAGCGTCATAGATCGCCGCCTGCGCCGCTTCCGGCGAGTTGAAGCCGCGCGATACCCGCGCGCCGTCCTGCATGACGAACCAGAGGCCCTTGGGCCCCTTGCCGACGCTGCGCTTGTTCTGCGGCGCGGTCATTGCCTGGTTCTCCGGCGCGGCGGTGATGACCTTGCGCTCGGGAGACACCACGGCCTTGCCGACCGGGCGCACGTATCCTTCGCGCTCGAGGCCGGGCACCATGCCGTCGGGAATGTCGTGTTCAGTCCCACTCGAGGCCCAGTGCTGATCCAATCCCGTGAGCGAGTAGTTGAACGAGCGAAGGATGATGCAGCGCATGGCGGGCCTCGAGCGGGAAAGCAGCGGGCCGCACGTCGGCGTCCCGCCGGTTCAGTGCGGCGATCAGGCCGTCGGCGCGTCGTGCGGATGACCCAGCACGGCAAGAGCACTGACCGTACCGCCGGTGCTGGTCGACGCCGACGTGATGTTCAGGCGCACGTACCGCTTCGAGCCCTTGTAGCCGAGGCGCTTCACCTTGTTGTCGTCGGTCGCGGCAAAGGTCGCGCCGGCGATGGTGCCGATGAGGTCGGACGCCGCCACAGCGTTGCCCCCGGTCAGATCGGACGCATCGCCTTCGGTAATGCTCGGCGTATAGGTGCCGTCGGTCAGCGTGCCGGACTGGATCAGAAACTCGACACTCTCGAAGCCGGCGGTGTCGATGATGTTGGTGCCATTGGTCGTGGTGTCCGACGAAATGGCCGTCGTGTTGAGCGCGACGGACGGCTCAATGTTGTTGTGAAGATCACGGGTAGCCATCGCGGCTTACCTCCTGAGATTTGGGGATTGCGGGAACTCGGCCGGCCGGTCAGGGCCGACCGATCAGCTCACCAAGATCAGGTGGAGCACTTGAGCTTGCGGATGGCCTCCGGCAGGACAACCTTGCCGCCGACACGCTTGCGCATGACGAAGCGGACGTTGCCCGACGTCGCCTGCGTATACTGATCGCGCAGCATCTCCATCGCGAGGCGGTCCACCCAAGTGTACGCCCGTTTGAAGTCGCCATAGGCGATCGGATAGGCGTTCGCGCCCTCGCTCGGCATGTCCGGCATCTCGACGTAGGGATCGCCGTCGATGGTGTTCGGAGCGCCGTTGGCGATGCCCGGCATCCAGATGTACCGGTGCTGGCTGTCCTTCAGCTTGCGGACCGAACCGAGCGTGGTGCGGTTCATCACCCAGCTGGCGTTCTGCGCATACCCGGTCTTGAGGTTGTGCTTGAGGGTCAGCAGGCCATCTGCCACGCCGTTCGCATCGGCAATCGTCGCGGCGGTACCCGACACGTCGGACGACACCGAGGCGTTGAACATGAAGCCTTCCGGCCGACCGACGCCGTTGCCATTGACGAAGGCCGCGCCTTCGGCAACCGCGAACTGCATGGTCGACTCCGAAGAGATTTCGGCCTGCATGTCGAACGCCGCGTCCTCGAGCATCCCGTTCGAGATGTCGATGAGCGCGAAAATCTCGGCCGTCGGGATTTCCTCGAGCCCGTAGGTCAGGCCCGTGGTTTCCGACTTGGTGCCCTGGTCGGCCACCCACTGCGCAGCGAACACGCCGGTGCGCTTCGGGATTTCGACCGTCTTGAGCGCCGTGGTGCGGACACCGGCGACGGTGCGGACCGGGCTGAACAGGATGATGCCCTTGATGATCTCGCGCACGTAGTCGATCGGAGCGAGATAGCCGCCAGCGCTATCGGGCGTCAGAGCGAGCGACTTGTACTCGTTCCGGACGGTTTCGAGCGCCTTCTGCTGGTCGGCAGAGAGGTTCGCCACGCCTTTGGTATGGGCCTCGACGACGGCGCGGGCCCAGGCATTGACGAGCTGCTTGCGTTCGGCCTCGGTGGTGTTGCCGCCGGCGCCGGTCGAGACGCGCTTCAGCATCGTCTCCACCTGGTCGACCTGCTTCATCAGGGCATCGAGCGCCTTCTGCTGGCCTTCGACGAGGGTGAGCTTCTGGCTGATCCCCTCGTACTGGTCGAGGGTGGAGTTGATCTTGGTCAGCTTCTCCTCGAGCAGGGTGTCGCGCTGCTTGAGGTTCTGATCGTTGGTCTTCTTGAACTCCTCGAACGCGGTCATGACCGGCGCGACGGAGTCCTTCAGCTCGCGCTGAATATCAGCGAGTTCCATTTGGGATTGCCCCTTACTTGCGGATGAGTTCTGCGAGCTCGGCGAACGGGCCCGCGATGATGTCGCCGATCTCGTCCTCATCCCGAGGTTCCGAACGGATCGCTTTGAAGCCGCCAGCGGCGATCGATTTGGCGGCAGCGTGCGAGTAACCCCCTACATCCCGTAGGAAGTCCTCGAATTCTCGAATGGTGCGAACCTGCTCGGCGGCCTTGACCGAGGTCACGGTCGCCAGTTGGTTCATCGGCAGCGTGACCAGGCTCACCTCCATGAGGTTGAGCTTGCTCAGCGAGCGAATGCCGAGGTCGCTGTCATAGTCCGCATCGACGGTCTGGTAGCCGATGCTGAGCCCGTCGATGGCGCCATCCTTGAGCAGCGCATAGGCCTCATCGGCGCATTGCACGCCCTTGGTGAACTTGCCCTGCACGAGCAGGCCATGCGTGTCCTGCTGCATCGAGGTCCAAACGCCGATCGGCTGGGCGCTGTTGTGCTGCCAGAGCATCTTTGGCAGCTTGCCCTTCTGCTGCCAGGCGGCAAGCGAGTCCGTGAACGCGCCCTGGCGGATCACATCCCCGCCCTGGTCGACGTTGCCGAATACCGCGCCGTAGCCGGTGAACGTGCCATCGTCGGGGCTCACGTCCTTGAGCTCGAACGCCAGCGCCTTCTTGCCGAATGCCTCGAACGACTTGCCCTTGTCGACGGCATCGAGCAGCGTGCCGGCGGCATCGAACACGTCGGTATCCTTCTGCTGGCCGGCGCGATCGCGAATGGCGACGAGGCCGGAGCGGTAGAGCTTGCCGCCCTTGGCGAACGGATATTTCCAGTAGGCCTTGGTGTTCTTCGTCGCCGAGGTGTCGACGCCGAGGAAGTGCTTGCCGTAATTGGCCCAGTCGTCATCGGAGCCGAGCAGCGCGTTGCCGTCATCGGCCGAGAACGACCACGAGCCGCTCTTGTTGACCGAGCCGGCAGAAATCAGCGAGCGGGCATATGCCACGCCCGCGCGGTTGATGGTCGCCATCACTTGGCTCCTATTCTGCGATCACGGTGTCTTGGGCGGGCGGACTGGCGTCGACCAGCGCATTTAGCGCATCGGAGACCGAGGCCGGCGGTACGGCGCCGTTCCAGCCTGCGATGAACTGTTCCAGCGACGTGCTGCCCGGGTCGAGCAGTCCGGTCGACACCAGGTAGCGGTAGAGCGGTTCCAGCATGCCGGTGTCGGACTGCGCCGCGGTAACCAGCGCTGTGATGGTCTGGCCATCGCCACGCTGGAGCTTGATCGCGCCGGCGGGCCGGGGACCATACTGGAGCGCCTCTCGCGCCTCGGTATCGTCCAGCAGGCCCTTGTCGTAGAGTTGGACAATGGAGGTGCGCTTGGCGGTGCGCCGCGGCTCCAGCGCCGAAATCTCGTCGAGGTCGACGCCGAGCCGGAGGTTCTCGCCGAACTGCGGGCAGAGCCACGCGCTGAGCGAGTCCACGCTCAGATCGATCAGCGGGATGATGGTGTTCTCCCACAGATCGAGCTTGGCCTCGGCGACGTTGTTGTACGTCGACTGGCCCGGCACGATCAGCACATCGGGAACGCCAAAGGCGTAGCAGATGTCGCGCGCCGCATCGAGCTTGCCCGCGGCGAAGTCCATGTCCTTGGGCGTGATACCCATCTCGACCCAGTTGACGTTGCCGCCATAGACCAGCGGCTTGCCGGCGTTCATCGGGCCGACGCGCGTCTCCTCGAGTTCCTTCTTGGCCTCGTCGATCACGCCCTGCGGCGCGGCCTGCTCGGTACCGTTCGCGCCCTTGATGGGCTGGAACACCAGCGCACCGGATGGCCGGGCCCCATTGTCGAGCAGCGCCTTGTTGTGCGCTGCCGCGGCGTTGTGCCGGTCGATGCCGTAGGCCGCCGCCTCAACCCGGCCGAGACCGTACCAGTCATCGTTCGGGTGGAACTCCTTGACGTGCAGCACCTCGCCCATGCCGGTCAGGGGATCCACGGCGAAGCGCTTGGTCGAACCGTTGGCCATGTACTCGTAGCCCTGCGCCACGCCGAACGGGCCGGGAATGACGCGCATCCGGTCCGGGCGCAGGTTCCAGAGTTCCACCGGGGGACGAGACCCGGCCGCCACCATCGGTGCCGTGAGGTACGTGTTCCCCGAGATCAGCAGGTAGGCATAGAACGCCTCGAACAGCGCGTGGCCGCCGATCATCGGCGCCGGGCGGTTGAGCAGATCGAGCAGCGGGTGCTTGTCGATCGGCTTGCCCGACTTGGCGTCCTCGAGCAGCCACGGCACGGTGGCGGCGTTGGTTGCGATCATCTTGATGCAGCGGAAGGCCACCGCGTTGCGGATGTAGCCTTCTTCGCTCAGTTGATCGTAGCGGCGGGGCGTCCAGACGGGCTGGCCGACGTACCAGGCCGAAATTTGCGGCCCGACCGGGTTCTCCTTGCGCTCGGTCCGACGGGTGAAGGGCCACATGTCTAGCTGATCGCCTTCCCATTTACGTACCAGACGAAGGCCTCACCCCCGAGCGCGAGCTCGTTCAGAGCATCGGCGAAGGCGTCCACCTGGTCATCGAATTGTGCATTGGGGAACGAGCACACCTCATCGAGGAATGCTTCGTTCCAGTCGCCGCGCACGAGCTTGACGTTGCCCGCCTCGGCCTGGGCCGATGCCGGCTTGGCTCGCACCGACTTCTCGCCGGTCACCGGATAGGCGCGCACGTCATAGCCGGCGAGCAGCTTGATCTTGGTCTGCGCATCCGCCTTGCCGGCGGCGCCCGGGTCTTGCGGCATCCGCACGCGGACCGCTGCGCCGTCCTGGCTGGCGGTGTTCTTGAGGTTCGTTTCGACCTGCGCCGGCGACCAGCGGTCGCGCCGCACGTCCTCGACGTAGAAGATGCCGTTGACGTGGGCCATCTTGAGCCCAACGGTCCAGTCGGGCTGCTTGCCTTGCTTCTGCTCGGTCGCGGCAAAGTCCCATGCTCGGCAGCGCGTGGCGCCGGCAGGCACCGCGTCGACGATCTCGAAATCGCCGCGCTGGAACATACCGCCGGATCGCGGCGTCGGCAGCTGCTGATACTGCCCCGACCAGGCATAGGAGCCCTTGGCCTTCTTGAGCCGCTCCACCTCGGCGCGCGGGAAGCGCTCGGGGAACAGCAACTCGCCTTCCTCGGTGCGCGGATCGGCAAAGAACAGCTCACCGCCGACATAGGTTCGGCACGCCCGCTCCGGATCGAACTCCATCGGCAGGTTCAGGTGCACGAAGCCGATATCGAGCTTCAGCGCCACCGCGGCGACGTCCTGCTCGTGCAACCGCTGCATGATCAGCACGATGGCCGACGTCATCACGTCGTTGAGGCGGTCCGAGATGCCCTCGCGGAAGATGCGGACCGTGGTCTCGCGCTCGGTATCGCTCTCGGCCGTCTCGGTCGAATGCGGATCGTCGATCTTGACCCGATCACCACGGCCGCCGGTCATCGAGCTGAACGGCCGGGCCTCGCTGAAGCCATTGCCGGTATTTTCGAACTTTCCCTTGGCGTTCTGGTCCTCGCGCAGCTTGAGCGGCCACAGCGCTTGGAACTTCTCGCTCTCGATCAGCCGCCTGAGCTTGATGTTGTCGCGCAGCACGTTGGGCTGGCTGTACGAGGTCGCCAGCACCTGGATATCTGGCCGGCCCTTCGGGCCCCACTCCCATGCGGTCCAGAAGACCAGCAGGAGCGACTTCATCATGCCGGGCGGTACGGTGATCAGCAGGAACTGGATCAGTCCCGCGGTGACCGCTTCGAGGTGGCGGCACATCGCCAGCAAGGCCCAGCCGAACTTGAGCTCCTTCTTCGGCTCGAGGATCGGCCAGAACTCGGCGATGAACCCATCGAGGGTTTCGCACCGCGCCCGGATGATCTCGGCATCACGGGCGATGCGCTGGCGCTCTGCCTCGGCCTGCCTACGCTTCCGCTCCTCCCGGATCGCCCTCATCATCATCGCCGGCGGTACCGGCAAGCGGACCGAAGAGAGCTTCCAGGCGGTCGAGGTCTTCATCGGTGGCGTTGGTCAGGTCCACGGTCGGGATGGGGCCGCCATTGGGGCCGGTGTGCTGGTGCGACTGCGCTGGCTTGCCGTATGCTCGATCAAGGATCGCAGTGGCGGCGGAAACTCTCGCGCCCTCGCTCTCTCCACTCTTGGCGATATCGGCGAGCGTCTTAAGGGCAGCAGTCGCGTGAGCCTTGGCCATGTCCGCAAGACTGCGTTTCGCCGCGCTTACCTTGCCGGGCTTTCGTCCAGCGCCGGGGCGCTTACCGCCGCGCTGTCCCATTCCGGTGAATCCTTTGATTGTTTTTCAGAAATCAACCACGCCATGACGACGGAATGTCGCCAGACAAGAACGCAGCCATTGCACCTCGGCTTGGGCCCACGATCTATCAACAGGCTCGCCTCGCAAGGCGGCTGCGATGGTCTCGATACACTGGCGGTATCTGATCTTGGTCAGTTCAATCAGCCGTGTTTCGACCGAACGCTCGCCAGCTGAGATATTGGTCAAATTGCGGATGCCGATCGAGCGTATCATCGCCTTCTCCGCATCGAGAGCTTCGCCTTCAGTCAGGCCGGTCTGCACTTTGGACGCCACGACCGTTGCACCGGCGCTGACCACCTCAGCAATGCGCTGATGCTTGCGGCCATTAAACACTCGGCCGGCCCGGCAGTCCTTCTCATGCTGGTGCATGCGGCTGCCGCACCCCTTGCCGACATAGAACACCTCGTCAGTGCGGGAATCGGCCAGCGTGTAGACGTAAAATCGGCGCTCGTTTTGCATGCGTTCAAGCTACCACCGAGCTGCTGATTTGCCTACGCCGTTCACCGTTTGCGAGGGCCTTGGGCGAAGGCCTCATGCCTTGCGTTTCGCAGGACGGGCATTCTTGACCTTGGGTTTGGTGGCCTTCTTGCGCGGGGCGGATTTGGCCTCGGGGACAAAACACGGTCCCCAGTGATTCGAGCCACAGACCTTGCAGCGTGGCGGGGTCATGCGGCGTCGCGTTCATCGCGCGCCGTCTCGATGGCGTCGCGCAGCTTGTCGGTGTCGCCGAACCATTGCGAGCCGCCGAGAATGTGCATGTCGCCCTTGGCATCGTAACGGGGCGCCGGGATGAAGTTCTCGGGGCAGAGGATCAGGGGCACTTCCTCAACTTGGAACCAGTCGGCCGGCTCTTCCACGCCGCCAGCAGCTTTCCAGATGCGGACGGCGAGCTCGCGCGCCAAGTGCGGGTTCGGCGCTGCAACGATTGCTTCGCCGCCACACCCTGCCTTCGCGAGATAGAACCGCTTGGGTAGAGCGGTCGCCGCCATCTCGAAGAAGATGCTGCGGAAGTCGCTCATCGGCCCCTCGAAACACAAAGCCCGACCATGCGGGTAGCAGGATCGGGCCGGATCGTTCGGTCAGCATCGCCAACCTACATCTGATGAACGCGAAAATCGGATGTTTCGGCTCACACGTCCAGCATCTCAGGAGAAACCGCCCGCAAAGCTGGATTAGAGCCTCGTGGAGAGGCGTTCTCTATCGGCCTGCACTTGATGCCGCGCCGACATTGTTGCGCCTTGGCGGCGGCTCTACGTGCCACACAGGCAATGCCGCTTCATTGAGCGAGGTTGCAATGATCGCGGCGGCAAAATCCTTCCGGCGCTTCAACGTGGCGTGAGCCAGCCCGAGGCTGCGGGCGAACTCTTCCTCGGTCTGCGATACACCATCCCGGTCGACCTTGCCACGAGAGGCCCACCTCACCCACTTGGCCAGAATGCGCCGCTGTTCGGGATAGCCGAGCAGCGCGCCGTTGAGCCAGGCCGGGTGACGGCCGCCGTCCTCGTCGCGGAACCCGACCAGCACGTACTCCATGCGGGTGATATCGTCTTTCTCCGGCCGGAACTTCTCCTCCTCGGCCGATGGTTCATCGTCTGCCGTGTCCGGCCAGAACGCCCGATCATTGGCAGGGCCGATGGCCATGGGCACCGCGCGCATGACGCGCTCGGCGCGGACCATCGCCCGCATGACGAGCAGCGGCGTCCATAGTTCGCGATCGCTGAGAGCCCATGCCGGAATATCCATCTTCACTCGAACTGGTCCTCCGGCACGATCGCGTCGTAGAGGTCTTGCGGCATCGTGGCGCTGATCAGCAGCCGGCGAGCCAGTTCCTCATCGCCAAGGCCGTGCGCCTGCGCCCTGGCGTGAAGGTTGGCCCGGGATCGAACGGTAAGCGGCACCACGAGATAGACTTCATCCGATTTGACCTTGGGGACGCGGAGCCCCCATTTGCGCGCCATCTCGCGGATCGCCGCCGGATCGGTGCCGTCGTCGAGGATTTCTGAGACCGCGACCGAGCTGTAGCCACCGCGCAGCAGCCAGCCGATCAGCGCGCACTTGGCGTTCGTCCACGTCTCTTCGAACACGCGCCCGGGTCGCCAGCGCGACGTTCGGGGGCGGTCTATCTCGGTCATCATTTCGTTTCCCCCGGGCGCTCGACGAGTCCAGCCTGCCACAGCTGGTTCACGATCCGCACCGCGCCCCACGCCGACTTGAGCCCAAGGTGCGCGGCAATGAGATCGAATTTCGGATACTCGCCGGCATGATCGCTGCGGTAGGCCGCGATGAAGGCGAGGCACTTGCGCTGCCGAGCGCCGATGACGCCGCGGCGGCGCACGATCCGAGACTTCGGAAATTCGATCACATCAGAAGGGCACATCCATATCCTCCTTGGTCATCATCGGCGACGGCTTCGCCTTCTCGACGGGCTTTGCCTCGCGCTTCGGCCGATCATCCTTGCCGGTGAGCCAGACGATGCCGAGGTCGTTGTCGCGACCGATGTAATCGCCGGCGAGCAGCACCTTGCCCGCGTGCATCATGATGCGCTGCAGTTCTTTCTTTCGCGCTTCGATCTCGGTCTCGGGCGCGGTGAACTGCCACGTCTTGGCGAACCGCTCTTCCCAATGCCGGTATTTGACGACCTGATGCACCGATGATCCGGCCCGGATGCCGTTCGGCGCCGGCTCGCCGCTATCCTCTACGGCCTGGCGCAGCGCCTTGAGCGCGAGGATCTGGTTCAGCGACAGCTTCCCCTGCCGGCCGTATTCCTCTTCGTCGCCGTCGGGCCGATCGATAACGCAGGTGGTGATAGGCTTGCCGCGCTCATCGTCGCCCAACACGACCTGGCGCAGCACGAAGCGCAGCGGCTTGCCCTTCTCGCCGTCCTTGTTCTTGTCGAGGGTGACGGTGCGGATGATCCTGCCGTTGTGATCGCGGATGTTGAGCTCATTCACCTCGATGACGTTCGAGGCATCGCCCTTGAGCGAGCCATGCCCGCGCATGTTGCCTTCCTTGGACTTGTGGATCGGCGAGAGGACGACGCAATCGAGCTCGGTGGAGATGCGCTCCATCCTCGAGATCACCTTGCCCATATCCTGGCCGGCAATCTCGTTGGCCCCCGTGATCGCCTTGTTGAAGGTGTCCACCACGGCCATGCGGACCGGCAGATCGTAGTAGGCGGCCCATGCCTTGCCCTCGGCGATGAAGTCGTCGGTGTCCTTGTCATCGGTGAAGAGGTTGATGCGGCGGGTGAGCATCTGGAACGGGATGGCGGCGTCGGGCGCGACACCGCGGTCCTGCAGCCATGCGTCGATGCGCTTGGTGACGCCCTGCTTGCCCTCGCCGGCCTGATAGAGAACGAGGCCGGGCTTCACATCCATGCCCCAAAACGGCTGCCCGGTGGCGATGCACATGGCCATCTCGAGCACGAGGAAGGTTTTGCCCGAGCCGGAGGCGCCCGGCATCATCGCCACGCCCTGCCGATCGAGGAAGCCATCGATCACGAACTCATGGCGCAGGCTCGGATGGTGGAGCTCGTGCAATCCGACCGCGCCCATGCGGGACACCGGCGGCGCCGGGCGCCAATCCGGCAGCGTGTTAATAATCTCGCCCAGCTTGGAGGCATCGCCCCCGGCCTGCTCTTTCCAGTCGGTAACGTCCTTTGGACCGCCCCATGAGGTGATGGCTCGGATGCGCTTGGCGAGGCCGCGGAGCGATAGGCCGATGGTCTCGACGCGCTTCTGCCCCGGCTCATCATCATCGGCGAGGATCACCACATCGGCGCCGCGGAGCATCTCGGCATGGTGCGGCCGCCAGTTCTGCGCCCCACCGCTGTTCGTGGTGGCGGCAATCCCCCACTCGATCAGGGTCTCGGCATCCTTCTCCCCCTCGGGGAGGAAAACTGTCTTCCCCTCGGCAATGGCGATCTCGAGTTGCTGCCGCCGGTAGAGCGTGTGGCCGATGCCGTCGAGGTTCCATATCCAGCCGCCCTTGCCGTCGGGCCGGCGCTGCTTGAACGTCTTCTTCGGATTGCCCGTCTTCTCGTTCAGCACCCACGAGCCATCGGGCTTGCGGAAGTGGTACCGAACCACATCGTAGAGCAGATTTCCGTCGCCGTCGGAGTAGTGGTAGCCCTTGACCGCGACGGCAACGCCCTGCGGCTCGTCCACGGGCAGTTTGGGCTCGGATGGTACTTCGGTGGCCGGAGGATCAGAACGGCCGCTGGCAGGCTTCTCTGGGGCCGCGGCGCTATCTTTGCGCTCGATGAAGCCGTTGTCGGCGAGCCAGTTGAGCGCGCCGGCCTTGTCGGCGCTCTGCTCGCGCATCACGAGCGCCAGCACGCCGCCCTCTTCGCCTGATTCGAAGTCTTTCCAGTTGCCGCCACCATCGAGGAACACGGCCCGGCTGCCGCCATTGCCCCAGCGTAGCGACAGCTTGGTGCTCAGCCCCTTGTTCGGCTCGCCCCACAGCTGGCGGGCAACGGGTTCGATGAGGCCATTCCAATCGGGCTCGGTCATGCGGCCGCGGCCTCCGGCATCAGCCCGCCCCACTGATCGGCCATGGCGGCAGCTACGCCGGGGAAGAACCGGCTGCGCTCCTTCTGGCGCTCTGGGCCGGGCGGCATGCGCCACACGCGATGCACGATTTCTGCCGGCTTGTCGGGATGCGTCGGGGCCAACGGCGGTAGGCCCTTGAGCCAGAGACATGTCCGCTTCGCCTCGCCGTCGCCGAATTGCCACGGCTGGAACGTCTGCGCCGGCTCGGCATAATTGACGATCAGCGCCTTGGCGTGCCGGTGCATCACCGGGTTTTCCACCGCGATGCGTTCGATGGGCGCGTTCCAGCACGCCGAGAACAGATCGGCGCCGGCCGCGAGCTCGGCGCGCATGTCCTCCGCGGTCCGGCCGGGAGGCGGCACGCTCAACCAGCGGACACCGCTGTTGCACAGCCGGATGCACGGCGGATGCGCCACCATGAGCAAATCCCAGCCATCGGCGAGGATATCGCGCACGTCACCGATGATGTGATGATTGCTCCGATCCTCGGCCGGCAACAGATCGCAAGACCATGCTTCATGGCCGCGCGCCGCGAAGGCGCGCCGAACCGTGCCGGAGAACTCGCAGGCGACCAGCACCCTCATGCGCGCTCTCCGAGGATCGCATCCGTCAGCGCCCGGGCCTTCTGCGCCACGATGCGCCCGTCGACCTCATGGGCGCCGGCGGCAACGGCGAGTGCCCGCTTACTCTTGGCGATGTCGAAATGAGTGTGCAGGTGATCGGGGTGACCTTGCAGCCACTTGCGGGCTACTCCGATGCGGTCGGCCATGGCCAGCAGCTCATCGAGCGTGTCGGCCGTCATGTGGCACATCATCATCCGGCCGAACGTGTACCGGGCGCCGTCGACATAGACGCTCATGCCGCCACCTCTGTCGGTTCCGCTGCCTCGGCCTCAACCGTCGCCTCGGCCGTCACCGCCAGCGTGTACGTCTTGCTCTCGTCGTACTTTCGGCCCATGCGCTTGAAGCCGGTGCGCAGCATCTCCATCACGCCGGAGAACTCCTGATCATCGAGCCCGCGCATGCCCTGCAAAAGGTCTCCGATCATGTCGAAGCGCTTGGCCTCGGCGGTGCGGAACTCATCGACGAGCTTCATTGCCGCGGTCGTGCCGGGCTGAGCCGCGACCCGCTTGCGCTGATCGTCGGCATGGCGCCGAACGTCGAGTTCGAGCGCGAATATCTGTTCTTGCGATAGTGCCATTTCCCCCGCCGCCGAGTATCTGCCCTAGTCTGCCGCCGCCTCGTATCGCGCCTTGTCGAGCGTCGGGTGCTTGTCGACCCGTGGCCTTGATCGCGTGTTCCATGATCGGCCACGCACTTCGCCCACGAGGCGCCAGCCAGCTGCGACCAGCGTCACGCCGGGCTCGCTGGCGAGGATGTACGTTCCAAGCCGCGTGTACCCGAGGGCGAACGTCGCCCGCCGGGCAGCGCCGTAGAGGAACGAGCACACGCCGAGCGGATGCTGCCGCCCGTGCCGATCCGTCACCATGCGCTCGACCTCATCGGTGGCTAGCCGCGTCACCTCCAGCGTCCAGCCGTCTTGCAACCCCTTCGCCACCGGCCGACCGACGATCACGACGCCGACGATCTCGCCGGCGTGGACGGCGCCAAGAGAGAACTTGTGCCCGACGACTTCATCATGATGCCGATGGTGGCGATCAACGAATGCGTTGGCCGACTCCAGATCGAGCGGGACGACGTGCAGCGACTTCATGCGAGCGCTGTTCTCCCCGAATAAACCCGCGCCCAATGTTCTGGACACCACTCCGTGCCCGGCTTCACCGGCTTGCCGCAGAACCCCGAGCCGGCCTCCAACGGATCGCCGTGCACCCACGAACATTGATGGCCGATCTTGCGATCCGCGAAGCCGACAAGCGTGGTGACGTCGACGCCTTCATCGCGCTCCGGCGGCAACGATCCGGCCCGGAATGGCGTGTTGTCGCGGTTCTGCACCTTCGCCGCCGTGGTCTGCCGTTGCCGGTGCTGGGCACGGGCCGCAACGCGCGAGACGATGCCCTTCGCCGTCACCTGGCCTTGGTTGCGGTGCGGCTTCTTCGATGGATTGGCCGATTCCTTGTGCTGCGTGTCGATGGCCACGTTCGATCGCTTCGCCATCTTGAGACGATGAACCTTGCCGATCACCGCCGCGCGGGTCGCGCCCTGACCAATGGCGAGCGCGATCTCGGAAGCGCTCTTGCCCTCGGTCCACATCTTCTTGAGCAGATCGACATTCTTGGGATCGTCCCAGATGGTGGCGAGCATCAGGCGGCCTCTTTCAGATCGGCGGAAATCAGGAAGGCGGCCCATGCGTCGAGCATCGCGGTCTTCGCTCCAAGCTCGGTCGCGGCGGTCCCTTCGATGGGCGACGGATGCCGCAACCAGAGCCGCCAGCGATATTTGCCGCCGACGACAGGCGGGAACACCGCGCCGATCTCGACCAGCCCCGACATCGCGATTATGCGGCCACCCTCATATGCGCTGCGCCAGATCATGCCGCGGCCTCGAGCGGCAGGTAGCGCAGCGTCGGCACAGTCGAGAACCGCGGCTTCCAGTCCCAGACGAACCAGGCATGGTTCTCCGTCGGACCCGACGCCTTCTGCTCGAGATTGGCCCAGCGGATGCGGCGGGTGAGGACGTACTTCGCCTTGAATGCCGGATGATCGCCAAACAGGTTGCGGCGCGAGCGCGCGGAATCGAAGTCGACGCGCAAGAGCATGGCGACCTTGCCGCCGGCCGCCTCGGTATCCATGAGCGCCTTGCGGATAAAGTTGCTGGCGAGACGGCCCTGCTGCCCGTAGGGCGGATTGGTAATGACGTTGCGGAGCGTGCCCGGCACCGACGTCAGATAGTCGAGCGGGCCGCGAACGTGCGGCGCGTCTGGCGCGATGTCGCAGCCTTCGATCTGCAATCCACGTGCCGAAAAAACGTCGAGGATGTGGCCTGCGCCGGCTGCCGGATCGACTGTGTTACCATCGAAGGCTTCGACGCTCAGCAACGCTTCGGTCACCCAAGCAGGCGTGTAGTAGCGATCGCCAACCAAGCGGTCATAGCTGGAGGCCGTTTGGGTCACGATGCCGCCACCCTGCGGGCTTCCGCGAGATAGGTGCTGACGCTGGCGGCCGGCGCGCCCAGATGATCGGCAATCAGCCGCGCGGTCCATGTCGGATGCATCCGGTGCACCGCGCGCACCTTGTCGCGCAACGTCTTCGGGGCGCCCCCTGGCGCCGGAGCTTGGACGGCCGGCCGTGGCTGCGACCAAGCGATGTCGAGCTCCTGCGAGAAGATGCGCAGGTTGACGACCGGCATCAGCAATCGGATTGAGGCCTCGTCGGGAGACAGCCACGGCTCTTGATGGTGAAGCGCCGCAACAGCTTCGCGCCGCTGCGTCGTTTCGATCTGCTCGCCCCGCGGAGCGACGAACCCTTTCGAGCTCGTCGACTTACCCGGC